TGATGAACAAGCCGGGGCTGTATGCCAACATCCTCGCCAAGCAAGAGCGGATTAAGCATGGATCAGGCGAGAAGATGCGTAAGCCTGGCGATCCCGGTGCGCCGACTGCAAAGGCTTTCCGTGAATCTGCTAAGACTGTGAAGCCGGAGAACAAATGAGCGCAGCATGGACACGCAGCGAGGGCAAGAATCCCGAGGGCGGTTTGAACGCCAAGGGACGAGCCTCTTACAAAGCTGAGACTGGAGGAACGCTGAAGCCTCCCGTCAAGGCTGGCGATAACCCGCGTCGCGCGTCTTTCCTTGCTCGCATGGGCAATATGCCTGGCCCGATGGAAAAGAACGGCAAACCTACTCGATTGGCATTGGCTTTAAAGGCGTGGGGCGCATCCAGTAAGGAAGATGCCCGCGCCAAGGCTCGCGCTATCTCGGAGCGTAATCGTGACTGAACAAGAACGTCTAGCGGCGGCGCTTGAGTATCAGCAAGCACAACAAGCGGCGAGAATGAACCCGAACCTAGCGGCGCAAGGGGAAAAGTCTCGTAATCGGCTTGCAACAGCTTTGGCTTCCCCGTCTTGGTCAGGCGAAGAATTGCCAATGGAAAACAGGACGACGTTCTTGCCATTTCGAGACACGATGCCCGGCTCGGTAATGAACAAGCGCGAGTTAGCCTTGCCCGGCATTGTGGCAGGTGTGGTCAATGCAATCACAGCGCCTGCTAGGTCAATGGAAACGTACACGGACGATTATGGTGAAGTTCGTTCTAAGTTCAATGCCCCTCAAGAAGCTGCAAACGTAGCTTTAAACATGATGGGTGGCGGCATGAGTGCATCGCGTGGTGCGCCTGCTAATGCTTTGGGGATGTTTGTTGGCCCACGCTCTAAAGGTTGGAACGCCGAAGCTAACGCCCGCGCCGTACAGATGGAAAAGGCAGGTGCTACTCCGGAAGCAATATGGCAGGAAACCGGAAACTACAAAGCACCGGATGCTGCATGGCGGCAGGAAGTAAGCGATAAAGGGTCAAAAATTACCGAAGCTGTGCCAAAAGCAATCGTTAATTCTGAAGAAAGAATGTTTAAAGGGTCATTAGGACGAGGTTTTTCACATGAAGAACTTTACAAAGCCTATCCAACGTTGCAAAAAATTAAAGCAAATTTTTATGCAGATATAAATCCAAGCGGAAGTTATGCTCAAAATGCTAAATCAATGGTAGTTGGAGCGCCAAGCACAGGCGACCAACGTAGCGTTGCTTTGCATGAAATACAGCACGCTATCCAAAACAGAGAAGGTTTTGGGAGAGGCGGAAGCGTTAATGAGTTTGCAAGCGGGCCAATGTTTGACGAAAAAGCCCGAAACCTTGCAGCAGAGTTAAGTCAAGTTGTAACTGGCGGCGTGTCTGCAAGACCGTCCGAAGTCATTACAGGCATCAAATACGCAGACAACAAACAACTAGCGCCGATCATCAAAAAATACGGGTTTAACAGCGTCGAGGATGCTGTAAGTTATCTTTCAGCACAAGACGCTAGACGAACCCCGTTAGAGCAATACCGCCGCTTAGCCGGTGAAGCCGAAGCAAGAGCCACCCAAAGGCGCAGAAACCTAACAGACGAACAACGCCGAGCAGAGTTTCCTGAACGCTCTTATGACGTGCCAATTAACGAACTAATCATTAGGCGATAAACATGGATGAGCAAAGCACAGGCTTGCAAAAGCTGCTGCATAACGTTGCAAGCTATGACGGTGACTTTAAGAAGTGGGAAGCCCGCGCTCAGAAGATCATCAAGCGTTATCGGGACGACAACCGCAGTCAGAACACGAACGAGACTGCCAAGTTCAACATTCTGTGGTCGAACGTTCAGACGTTGATTCCTGCTGTCTATGCGCGTCTGCCCAAAGCTGATGTGTCGCGGCGTTTCGGTGATAACGACCAAGTGGGGCGGGTGGCTTCCTTGTTGATTGAGCGGGCGCTGGATTTTGAAATCGAGCATTACCCCGACTTTCGCAGCACGATGAAGCATTCGGTCGAGGATCGTTTCCTCGGCGGGCGCGGTACGTCTTGGGTGCGGTATGAGCCTCATGTGCAAGCTGTCGATATGCCCGAGGATGGGCTGGAGATTACCGAGGACATTGACGAGCCGGAAGCGGGCAATCAAGCCTTGGCTGGCGAAGAACCGCTAGAACAGATTGAATACGAATGCGCTCCCGTTGACTATGTCCATTGGAAAGACTTCGGGCACTCTGTTGCTAGGACATGGGAAGAAGTGACGGCGGTGTGCCGGTGGGTCTATATGACCCGCGAGGCATTGATAGAGCGGTTCGGTGAGGAAGGCGGCAACAAGATTCCTTTTGATGCAGGCCCGGACACCCTCAAGCAATACGGGCAATCCACTAAGGAGCACACCCGCGCGAAGATTTGTGAATACTGGGACAAGGAAACCGGAAAGGTTTACTGGTTTAGCAAATCAATGCCCAACATCATTGACGAGCGCGACGACCCGCTGGAATTGGAAGGATTCTTCCCCTGCCCGCGCCCGTTGTATGCAACCGTCACAAGCGATACCCTTGTCCCTGTCCCTGACTTTGTGCTCTATCAAGATCAGGCAAACGAGCTGGATATTCTGTCTGACCGCATCGACGGGCTGGTAAAGGCTTTGCGTGTGCGCGGCGTGTATGACGCTTCGCAGCCTGCTTTGCAGCGACTGATGACCGAGGGCGAGAACAATGCTCTGTTGCCGGTCGATACTTGGATGGCGTTTGGTGAGAAAGGCGGCTTGAAAGGCGCGATTGACTTCCTGCCTATCGACATGATTGCCGCCACGTTGATCCAATGTTACCAAGCGCGGACGGAAATCAAGAACCAAATCTATGAGATCACAGGTCTTTCGGACATTATCCGAGGATCGTCGTTTGCGTCTGAAACTGCTACCGCCCAGCAGATCAAGGGGCAATACGCTTCGATTCGGTTGCGTGCCATGCAAGAGGATGTGGCGCTGTTTGCGACGGGCTTGCTTCGTCTGAAGGCGCAGGTAATTTGCACCAAGTTTACGCCCGAGACAATCCTGCAATACGCTGCTGCAAATCAGTTAGAGCCGCAAGACCAGCAACTGATTCCCCAAGCACTCGCGCTGTTGAAAGACAAGCCCCTGCGGAACTTCCGCATCGAGGTTGCAGCGGATTCGCTGGTGCAGTTGGACGAACAGCAGATGAAGCGGGATCGGGCTGAGTTCATTGCCGCATTGGGCACGTTCTTGCGGGAAGCCTTGCCGCTTGGTACGCAAGCGCCGGAGATGATTCCGATGATCGGCGAAACGATGAAGTTCATGGTCGCATCGTTCAAGGGTGCGCGGCAGCTTGAGGGTTCGATTGACGCTGGCATCAACAAGATTGTGAACCGCCCGCCGCCACAGCCGCAGCAGAATCCCGAAATGATGAAGATGCAGGCTGAGCAGCAAATGACGCAAGCGAAGATGCAAGCCGATGCCCAGCTAGAGCAAGCCAAGATGCAAGCCACTATGCAGATTGAGCAGGCTAAATTGCAGCTTGAGCAAGCCAAGACGCAGCGCGAAGTCGAAGTTGAGCAGATGCGGGCGCAGATGGATGCTCAGAAAATGGAATTTGAGCGTCAGAAAGCCGAGATGGAGGAGCAATACAACCGCTGGAAAACTGAGCTTGATGCAGCAACAAAAGTTACCGTGGCGCGGATTGGGGCGAATCCTGGCGTGGATATTCCGCTCGTTGAGGCTGCAAACGCGTCTGCTGAACGCATGACCGCTGAGCTAGGTAACGGCGTGCAAATGGCGCTGCAAAACGTCGAGAGGCTACAGCAGGATATGGCGATGCTGCACGATCAGACTGCGGGCAAGATCGACAACCTAATGAATGTCATGTCTGCACCAAAACGGATTATTCGTGGGCCGGACGGTAAAGCGGTGGGAGTTGAAATCGCAACATGAACGGGGTTTGGGACACCGGCACATGGGATGAGGCGACATGGGATTACGTCCCGGTTCTTGTCGAATTCGATACCCATGATGGCGACAAACTGAAAGACCGCTTTGCAAGGGAAAAAGCGGTACGGGAGGAGCGTCGCCGGGAAGTTCTTGCGCTGTATGAAAGAATTGTTGAGGGCAAGGAAGATATCCCCGAAGTTGTTGAGCCGCTGAATTACATAACCAAACAACAGATTTTGACAAGTAATCTTAATTTTGATAAATTGATTGCTGATCTTAAGAATGCTGAACAGATATGGCATCAGCACGTTGAAAACGACGACGAGGAAATTCTGCTACTTCTATGAGAAAACGTTGGATTTATGTAGACGGTGAGGCAATAGAAGTTGGTGAGTATCAACCGACTGCTGTGCATCACATCATGCCCGACATTCAGCCATATCAGTCAATGGTTGACGGTTCGATGATTACGAGCCGCAGCCGCCACAGGGAACACCTGCAAGCGCATGGCTGCATCGAAGTCGGCAACGAAAAGATGGAAACGAAAGTTGCGCTGGTTAAAGATAACCGCAAGGAAGTCTTGAGGCAGCAACTGGCAAATGTTACGCACGCGGAAGCAAACAGGATTTTGAACAAGCTGCGCGACGACGCACGATTTACCCGCAACCCCCACAGGGAGAGATAAATGTCCGATCTGAACGCAATTGCCCCCGTTGAAGATACACGCAGGGAAATGCTTGAGCAGCAATTTGACCAAGCCGTCAATGCCCCGCCAGGCGAGATGCCCCGCGAGGATGTGCCGCGAGATACGGAAGGCAAGTTTGTACCGCGTGAAGCTGAGCAGACGATGGTTCAGCAGGCAGAGCAACCCGCTGAAGAGCCGGTGTGGAAGCGCCCTCCCGCGTCATGGAAAAAGGATTATCACGACGTTTGGCAAACCGCCGATGATAGGATGAAGGAATACGCCTGGCAGCGCGAAGAACAGATGAAGGCAGGGGTTCAGCCCCTGATGGAAAAAGCTAAGTTTGCAGATCAGTACCAAGA